TCTTAGTTTTAAGATCTTTATCTTTATAAGCCATATCAATAGCATCTTTGGCAGTCATAGTCTTATTTGATACCATATTTGCTAAATCTTTTCTACCCATTTGAATTAATGACGAAATTACACCGGACGTATTATTACCTGCTCTTATTAGCTTTAACCTTTCCTGCATTGCACTGGTTATACCCGCATCAGGTTCAAGCCTCATCGAATTTAACCACATAATCAACATGGCTCTTTTCTCTTCAGTCATCTCCCCAAAAATACCGCCTAAAAATCCCTTACCTTTTTTGGTTTCTTCTCTATCTGCTTTTACTTTTGCAGGTGTATCTAATATTTTTTGGATTGCGCCTCTACTTGGATCATCAGGTAATTTTAATTCTGGTATTCCTGTTCCACTTTCTAATTGTTGTTTAACATTCCCCCAATCTAATTCATTAGGATTAATACTCCCCTCTGGATTAGTTTTAATTTTATTAGCTAGCTTATTTAATTTATTATCAGCTTGACTGGTATATGTAATATTACCATTCGAATCCTGACTTACAAGATCGTTGTTAATAATAGCAGATACATCTTCATTTTTATCATTCATAGCTGGAGCAATAAGGTCATCTCTAACTATTAAATTGTTCTTCTCAGCTACCGATTTCTCAAGGAAAGCACTTATATCATCAAGAGACATACTATTTGTCCATTGGCTTCTAAGATCCTCTACCCCAACAGGCATAGTCATGGTACTTTTACCATTTATCCATCCCCCTTCTTTACTCACTATTGATGGATTATCGCTATTAGCTATTACCCAATTTTTAAATTCATCAGGCTCAGTTGCTGAAAGACCTAATTGTTCCCAAAGTGTTTGTGCCATTTATGTCTCCTTATTTCATCATAGCGCCAAGGGTTAAGTAATCAAATAATCCTGGTTGTTTACTAGTAACTTGATTTTGTGATTGTGGAACTGGGGTAGCACCTAAAGCAGAATTAACATATCCTAATGATGTAGCAGGTTGATTGGCATATCCTTGATATTGCTGTTTTGCTGCATCCATTAATGCTTGTTGCATAGCTTGTTGTTGTGCTCCTTGTAATGCTAAATTATTCGATACTGTTTGACCCATACCAAAACCAAGATTAGATATATTCGCCAATTGGTTTGCTGCACCTAATCTTTGTTGATTTCCTGTTAAACCTGCTTGTTGGTTAGCTAATTGACCAGTCATTGAATTAGCTATATCTTGTTGTGCCATTTGTTGAGCATTTTGGAATCCTGCTTGTCTTAACCCTGCTGAGGATTGAGCTAATTGTTGAGCTACGCCCCTGCCCATTTCACCCATAGCTACACCGTGACGTGAACCACCAAAAGCATTTGCTGCTTGAGCCTGGGCTCCTAGTTGGCCTAACCCTATATTTGCACCTCTTAATATATCTGCCTCATTAGCTTTAATAACATTATCCGTATACGGATTCATATATGGAGATAAATTAGTAGCAGATAATTGCCCTGGAGTTACCTGTTGAGGATTATACGTACCCCCTGCAACAGTACCCATACCTGCACCTTGTATACCTTGTGCTGCTAAGCTGTTAATATTTGGTGGTGCTGTTTGACCTCCTGGTAACGCTTGTCCTGCCATATTTGTCTCCTATTTTTTTAATCTTTTGTTTCTAGCAGCAATAGACCTTTCATAAGCTTTTCTAGCTCCTACATTTCCTCTGCCACCCTTACCACCTTTACTAGTGCTTGTTAGTACTCTATCTGCACCCCATTTTGCTTTATTAATCTGTGATGGTAGTAATCCCATATTTTGTTGTGTTCTACTAGGACCTCCGCCTATTCTCCCTCCCCCGCCGCCACTAGATGGGGTAGGTGGTGCTACATTAGCAGGTACAGCATTACCAAATAAGGCATCATATTGTGCTACTGTCCCTGGGTCATTAGATTTTAATTCTGATAAAGCTTGGTCATATAATGGCATAGATGAATAACCTGACCATCCACCATCAAAGGTAGTTGGGGCTGGCATACCACTAGTAGATGTTAATGAACCAGGGGATAATAAGCCAAAAGCTTCACCTGCTCCTATATTTGCATCAAATGCTGCATTCTGTGCTGGTGTAAATCCTGCAACTTCAGGACCATAATAAGGCATATAACCTACTTGCTGTACTGCTTCCGCTCGTTGTAAGTTTCTATCTGCGGGTCCTTTTACCCATTCTGGTATAGTTGTTTCTGTCTTTGTTGTTTTTGATCCGCCTTTTCCGCCGCCACCGCTCATATTAAAACTCCTTTGCTAATACTATCTGAATTTGTTTCCATCCTTTATCCCCTAAAATCTTTTTCCATCCTGGTCTACCTGATAAAGACATAGAATCACACCCCTGTTGTTTACCCCATTTTACCGCATCATCATGCATATTCGTAATTTGTTCCAATTTCCCACCTGCTAAAAATACATGTAATACCTTTCTATTTGGATATATAACAATCTCTGTTACTGCACATCCGTCTTTCCCTGGCCATAATTGCATGTGACCACTTACTATGCCATCTACTATATCTATAAAGTTATGAGTATCACCTCCTTCTTTAATTGCTGACATAATCCAAGGCTTACATCTTAGAATTTCTTCATTTATCCCCTCCATTATGGATCTAATTCAATTCTGACCCAAGCACCATTTTTAGATACAACCACTGTATTTTGGGAAGGATCCCACATTAGTATGCCATCTTCTGTTGCTTTTGAATCTGCATCTTTGTATTCTAACTTATTTCTTGTGTTAATAAAAAATTTATTTAATCTTTCACCCCAAAGTTTCCAATTAGAGCCTGAAGGAGTAGGGGGTTGAGCTATACTCATCGTCTACCTCCTGCCCTAGCTTCGATCCTCATAACCCCTGAGCGCCAATTATCATTACCTACTCCTTCAACTTTAATTCTTATCTGTCTACCTGTAAATCTAACATCTGTTGGATTGACTAAGGTATAAGGCCCATGTGTTGTTTCTGAAGCATTAGGATAGAATCTAGATTTAAAAGATACTTTAACTTGTCCTTGAGTAACTTCATCTGGAATAAGATTTAACACTTTCATGATTTGGTCACCATTTCCTAATGTAATTGGGCCTGATTCTGCATAAGGCTTAGTAGATCCGTGGGTATATCCTGACTCATGATTATATAAATTTCCACTAGCATCACACCATATTGGATTATTAAATACTCCTTGGTCAACACCTGCTGTTCTAGAAATATCCCCTACAGTCCAATGCCCTTCTTTATAATCTAATGCCACATATTTATCATTTTCATTTGAACTAGCTGAAGGGTAAAACCACCATATTTCACTATGTTGTGAATTATGAACAGCGTATACCTTACTTATTTGCGACCTATTAATATCATCAAATACATAATCTAATGCCTCGCAAGGTATATCCTTAGCAACAGATCCATCAAATTGGAAAAATCCATTGTTACCCATCCAAAATGCACCTTCATCAATTGCTACTGCTCCACGTCTTGATGCAACTCCACATGCTGTACCTACTCTTTCAAATCCATAAACAAATGGTGGACCAGAGTATGTTGCAGCATGGGCATCATTATCTGTTAATATTAACGTTTTACCTCTCATTTTTAATCCACACATAATCTGGCCTGTAGTTTGTAATTCAAAATCACCCGCTTCATTTGTAGCTGCTGGGGTCCAAGAAGTATTATTTTCTTTATCTGACCATTGTACTTTACGTGGATTACCACCTGCACCGAGGGCGAATACGAATCTTTCTTCAGTAACAACAATAGCATTATTACCTGTTGGTGCATTAGTAACTGCCGCAGCTGCAACGCCTGTATTTAAAGCCCATTCATATATCTTACCATCTTTAGATGAACAAGCTAATAAATTCTCTCCCCATGTATCTAATGACCATGTTGTTGCTTCTTGGTATATACCTGAACTAACTGGGGCTCTACTATATTCATCATGACCATAGAATCCACCACCGTATCCTAAATTAACCACACCATTTAAATTGCCTGAGGTTAATCCTGATGGGGTTATATCGTAAACTGTATGTGAGGGGTTTACATAATATAATTTGTTGTATGTTGCACCTGCTAAATATGAATCACTTGAGTTATCAAGCCATGAAAGCATTGCCCTTGGCGCTGATGCAAATGCACTTGTTTTTCTACTTGTCCATCCCCCTACAGGCCTTAATGAACCATCATGCCATCGTACTAAACTAACATCCCTCCATCTATTACTAGACTCAAAATCTGTTCCATTTCTATGTATTCCTGGGGGTAATTGTAATGGTATTAAACTCATGCTGCTATCTCCGTCCATGTAATAACTGTAGGGCTAATAATCTCCCATTTCTCTCTACCTATGGTAGCTGTTCCTGATGTTGCACTTACTATACCAATAGCATTTTGAACTCTGTTGCACGTTGCTGTAATACTAGCTTCAGGTTGGGAAGTAGCACTTGGTTGATGTATTCTTTCTGATGCTGCAACTAATGATGCAGCGGGAGTACACGATGCAATGCCACCTCTTGTAGCAAATCCAAGTACAGTAATACTTGCTACTGCTGTCGGTACACCTGAACCAAATCTGACTCTATTACATATAGCTGCACTTGTTACTGTAGCAGTTGTACTAGCCGCTCCATTCACCATAAATACACCTGATGCAGTTAGAGAAGCTACTGCTGATGATGTTGCCGCACCTTTTAATGTAGCAGTTGATGATGCAGTAATAGTTGTAGCAGTTGATGATGTTGCACTACTCTCTCTAACTCTTGAGCCATTACCTGTCGATGTAACTGTCGTTGTAGAAGAACCGTTAATTAAGGCAGAACCTTCAGGTACTCTCCTTCCACTTGCAGATATAGCTGAAGCTACTGTAACTGTAGCTGAGCCATTCTGTATCCTAGTTCCTACAACAGTTGATGATGAAGTAGCGGTTACTACAGTTTGTAAATCGCCTTGAGTATATTCGTTTTGTCCATACAAGCCTGAACCATAGGAGAAAACATCTGTTTCTTCTATGATTACAACTTCACCACTACAAGATGATGAAGATGCTACTGTTCCAGTTATCTGTCCTGAACCAACAGCAATTGCCCAAGGTACATTGGGCATTGACGAGGTTACAGTTACTGTTGCTGAAGCATCCTTAACTTCACCTGCACTCGAACCAAAGGTTCTTAAGCCATAATACGATTCTCCGTATTCAAAAGCCACTTAGAACCTCGCTATTAGTTCAATGTAATATCTAGGTCACCCGATGGAACACGAAATACGTCACCAGTAGCAATAGCTTTACTTGACGATAATGTCGCATAAGCCATTAAGTTACCTGATGTAGATGCATCGTA